CCTAAGAAACCGCAGGCACAGCAACGCCTTGACCTTGAAGACATAAGCGAAACCAGACGTTTTGTCGCTTCGAGCGGCTTCGACACGCTTGCTGAACTGGCTGACTACAACACACCAATCCCAATCGTCTTTGGTCTGTATGACCAAAACGTGGGCGGAATGCTTGTCACGCCAAAACTGGTGTGGTCACGCATGTTTAGCCTTGGAACGCAACAAGCAGCCAAGCTGATGTTTGTTGTAGGCGAGCAGGGACGAGCTGATGGAGCGGCAGCTGACGGCATTGCGTTGCCTGATTTGACAGGTATTTTCTTGGGCAATAATGCTCTTGATGCAATTTTTGCAGATACGTTTGCGTTTTACTGGAAACGCAATACGACAACTTCTGGACATAAAAGGATTCGTGCCTTCAACAAAGCGTATGGCACTAGTGGTACGCCAGGAGCTGGAGATCCTACCCCTGAGACTGATGTCTTTTTGTGCCCAACGACTGTCGATAGTGACGAGGGTTTTTGCCATGCGTACAGCCCTGCAAACAACATTGAGTTTGGAGCGTATGCAGCGATTGCTAATGGCACAAACTACAGATTGAACTTTACGCCTGTTTCAATTCCACGCGGAACGAGCAATTCAGGTGAGATCAATCCAACAATTCAAAGGATCAAAATTGTTGGTGATGGCGACCGTAAACGTTTGCTAGGCGGCAGCGTTGACGATGCCAACAAAGAGGGAAGGTATCTACGCACAGCGCGTGATATGAGAATGGGAACTTTCTTCAGTGACGGCAATGAAGACCTTGAAAACGCACGTCGAAATGCCGGGATTGTCAATCAACAGTTAAACGGACGAAACTACAGCCCACGCATGGGCATTGTGTCGCTAAACGGCACTGAGATTACAAATGATGATCTAAGGAAAGAGGAAACAGTTTCTGTCGGAGATGAAATTGTATTTTTAATTTCAGACTCTGAGGTGCCAGAAGATCTCTATCGTCGATCTGACGATGAAAGGGGCTTAGACGTTGACGACATCAATAACCAAGTTAAGTCAATGCAACGCGCAGCGGATGACGAGCTGCAGCTTGGTGAATTGTTTTCAATCGCTGGAACGGTATGGCAGGTTATCGCTCGTAGCAGGCCAAAATTTGACATTACAGACGATAAAACTGAGGACCAAAGAATTACTTTGAAGTGTATTGATACCAGTGAATCAAAATTTAAGAAAATTGGTTTGGTCAACTCGTCTAAAGTTATTTTTCCTGCTGATGGTTATATAGAGGATGGCAACGGAGTTGGCGCAGGATTTTTCCCGCTTACTAAGTACACAAAAGCAGTGGTGCGGAACAACCGGCCTGCGGATGTAACTGAAATTGGAATTAAAAGCCGAGTCTTTCAAACGTTAAATGGTTTATCTAATTTTACAGTTCTTCCCTCTCCTCAAAAATTAAAACAGCTTGACCTAGATAGGGTTCAGATCGCTGGTGGCGTAATTAACTCGACGATTGAAAGAACTTCTTGTTTTGCCGTATTTGTGCGACGTGCAGGTGTTGACGCCAGTGGCGCTGAGTTTGAGTATGAGCGTTTAGCTCCTTTGTTTGCAGTGACAGGTTCAAAACCTGTTGATCAGTACAGCTTTATTAGATTCCAGCATCCCGTTGAGCGAGATCCAAGCGAGTATGAATTTAAATTTGTGCCTGTTCCAGGAGCAGAGCTTCGAGAGCTAGATGACTCGACTGATGTTATTCAGTTGACGGCAGCAGCTACTGCACAGTTTTCAACTGTGACTCGCCAGGTTGATACAACCAAGTATGGACGTTTTGTTATTACAACTGCAGGCAAGGACAAAAACACTTCGCCTGTTGGAATCAAGCTTTCAAAGCTCAAGCGTAACAAAGAGTTCTTGACAAAAGGAACTGAAAGCGGGGGCGCGACCAGTATTGGAACGAAGCCAAGTGTCGTTACTGCTTTTGAGTCTCTACCTTCAGATGCGTTGCCCGCTGAAAACAGAGCAGTCAATGGAACGGAAGACGGGGAAGATTTTCGTGTAGTCACATCAAGCTGGAACGTGCCTACAGGCGGCAAGGATGGCGCGTTCTCCTACGACATCATGACTGATATTTACGGAGACTCAGGCAGGCCAGAGAACTTTGGGCAAAACGAGATTGAGGTTTTGTTCAAGGAGTATTTTGGAACGGATCGTTGGATTCAGTTCCGGTACAAGTTTGAAAAGATTGATCTTCCTGATAATCACCACGCTAGAACAGCACCTCAAAATGCAACTACAAAAGCTTGGGCGATTAGAGAGCGCAGCATTGTTAAAAGCTCAGGCAACTTCTCTGTAAACGAAGTTGTCACTGTCAAGAGAGGGCAGGGCGGAACGAACGTTGAAGGTGGCGATTCTTCTAATTACCCATCGAGCAACCCGTTTACGAGAAGCGGGTCTGATGTAATGACCTTCTCGGGCTTCAAGTTTCGCATCACAGAAGTGCAGAGGTTTGAAGGGTTCCAAGGTCGTACTCAGGGGTATTACTACGAAGTCTTTGGTCATGCCAATCCTTATGGACTTGGCGAAACGCGAACGGTAAACAGGACGATTACTTCTGGTTCTAAAAATTTAGTTCTTAATCTGCAGGCAGAAGTCGTATCTCTTGGGGACCATTGGTCTGCTGAGACCAAGGGATGGGCGTTAAAAAAGATTGACGTTGACTCAGTGCATACAAGCACTGGGTTCAGCCTTGACGAGACTGTTGACGACCTGCCTTCACATGATGGCGAGAATCCTTTTACAAGGGGACGGGACGTTGGACAGCGTTGGCAAGTTAAAGAGCTAGCAGAAACGACTGCCGCGACACCTGTCGTTCAAACTGCAGAACGAGTTTTTGAAGGCCAAAGCCAAACAGCTGACATCAGCTTTTATCGAGACTATGTAGAGAAATCTAATCAAAACGGACCTGAGCATCAGATCGTTTATGTCAACGAGATTTCTAGGAATGATGGAGTGCCTGACTATGACCACATGACCACAGCTGGTTTGGTCATCAAAGCAAGCCGTAATTTCAACCAGCTTGATCAGCTGCGTGTGTGGCTGTCAAAAGGTATTCACGTCAAGCGACTTCACCCTGACAAAACAACCTACGAGTCTGACAGCTCTAGCGCCACCTACAACCAAGAAGATGGGCCAAGCAACCTGTTTACGGATCTTGTCCATTTCTTGCTGACTGACCAGGTTGCTGGAGCGGGCCATCTGTTGAAGATGACTGAGGACAACCCAAGCCTGCTTAACGTTACTGACCTGCAGGAGACCTCTAAGTTCTTGCGTGCCAATAACCTGTTCTTTAATGGTGCCATTGCTGATCGCTCCAACATCAGAGGCTTGATCAGTCAGCTTGCGCCTAACTTTTTGTGCAACTTCCTGATTAGCAACGGCAAGTTCAGCATCAAACCTGCTGTCCCAGTTAATTCTGACGGCACCATTTCCACTGGTGCGGTGCCGATCAAACAGCTGTTTACTGACGGCAACATCCTGGAAGACACGTTCCAGCTGGAGTATTTAGCGGCAGAGGAGCGCCAGCCGTTTAAGGCAGTGGTGCGTTACCGCAAAGAGCGTCAAAACAAGCTGCCTGAAGAGCGTTCAATCGACGTTCGACTTAAGGGTCAAGAGGATTTACCGATTGAGACTTTTGACCTGACGCAGTTCTGCACCAGCAGTGAGCACGCTCAGCTAGTTGCCCGTTACTTCCTGCTGCTTCGCAAGCTGATTACGCATACGGTCAAGTTCTCAACGACCGTGCATGGCTTGGACCTTGGAGCGGGCGACTTCATCAAAGTGACCACAACCTCTAGCCCGTACAGCGTTGCTAATAACGGAACGATTAGCTCTACAGGCGCAGTGACTTCCGTTAGCGACTTGGCTGATGGCCAGTACGACGTTTCGTATTACAAGTCAGCTTCTGAGCAAGAGGTTCAAGAAGGTGTGATGACTGTGGTTAATGGAACGGTGCCTGACAGCAACTTCCATAGCAGCGTCTTCACGATTTTGAAGCGGCAAGACTCGCAGAACATTTACATGGTGGAGCAGCTGACGTTCTCGCAAGAGGGCACGGTGGACATTGTTGCGTG